CCACTGCCACCCCCGCCCATATTCAGCATTGCTATCCCTCCCTCTTTCCGTATTCCCCGGTCCTCAAAGCCCAACCATGAAAGCCACCGCTGGGTCTTTATGTCGTCCTCCAGCACATGAACTATAAGATCCTCACGATGCTCATCTGCCGCCACATCGACAAGTCTCATAACAAGCCTGCAATACTCTACAAGATGATCCTCAACCAATCCTATACTAGGAGCACTCCACAGTTCAATACCGTCATCAACTGCGACAACCCCCATACACGCCTCCACCACTCCATTCCTGATAAGAGTCAGGGCAAATCCCTCTTGTGCAAACTCCTCGTATTCATAAGATCTGCCTGCGCTAGGAATGAGCCTTCCTTTGAGCAACCATAGGTCACCAGTCTCGTACTCTCGATGGCACAGTTCCGCCACCGTCTTAGTCGCCATAACTCACCTCCATGTTCACAGCGCACACCTCGATCTGGTAGGGCGCTGTCTGGGTCACCGTTATGACTGGCTGGCTCCCGTAATCCCCGATAACAGGCACGCTCACCCACCCACCAACTACCGGGACCGCCGCGCTCGCAGGCGTTCCTGGCACCGCGTCCATGGCGTATCCCTCCACGACTATCCCGCGAGTGTTCTGCACATACACGAGGATTCTGCTGATATTGCGGCGGTGGCCATGGGTGGTTCCTCGCCCAACATCGGTCTCCTGGATACACGGCTCAACCTTATAAGAGACCGCCCTCCCCACGGTCAGGGAGGTGGGCATGGCGGCCATTCCCAGGCCGCTCACATCCACCCCACCGCCACCGTAGGCAAAGGTGACATCTCCGTAATAAACGCCGTCTGCTACCACTTGGACCGTCTGTCCGGTCAGCGCGGAGATGTCCAACTGGGCCGGAAGGTCCCCCGCCGTAGAGGTGAGCACCGCCGTCAGTTCGTCCCCTGTGTAGGTGTTCTCCTGATCCATTGTGTATATTTCGCCAAAGGACTCGATGCTTCGGTATGTCTTATCCTGCGCCCCTCCTGCTGACCCGCCGCCCCACTTCCTCTGGATAACAGCCCAGACATTGTCGTGCGCTGTGCCTGCTGTTTGAGTGGGCCGGGAAGAGATCCAGTCCACCGTGTCCGGTGCGCCCGTCTCCACTCGGCTCCACCCCATTACTTTCGTGCTAGGCTTCCAGTTCAGCACCCGTAGTTTTCCTGACTTGGTTCTTACCCAGACCAGAATGTCCGGCGAGGTGGTGACGATCAACTGCGCAATCGACTCGTTAACAAACAGGTGGTCAGCCAAGTCAGTGACATCGGCAACATCGTAGGTGTCCTGCATATCGCTGTAGGTGGCCATATAAAGGCTTCTGCCATCACGGGCAACATATAGAGTGGCGGCTCCCAGTCGAGCAGGCATGACCCGGCTGCTTCCATAAGAGGATGTCTTGATAAGAGCCGCCGTGGTTGGGGAGACTGGTACGCCATTCACTCGGTACTCTGCCCTGTCGCACCCCACCAGCAAGTCCCGGTTAGAGTCCACCCACTGAATCGGGCCGCCGTCCCTGGCAACGAGAAGGATGCCGTCCGTGTCGCTGCCGTCCCCTTGGGAGAAGTCCAGAGGCTCCCCAGGCTTGCTGACCACAAGGTTCTCGGAATACTCCCCCCTCCCGGCCTCGCCGCCCGTAAAGCCTGCCAGCACCGAGCGGCCCTGGTGGCTCGTCCCCACCGAGGGGAACCCCACCCCCTTGCTCATGCCAAGGCCGAGGGCAAAGGTGGGGCCTATGTAGCCCATTGAGTCGATTGTCCTGACACTGTAGGCGTAGGAGTCGCCCGCAATCGCGCTGGTCACTGAAACCACGCCGTCGTTCACAAAGACCGTGCCGCCCCGCGTGGCTGCCCCGGCGTCTCCGTCGAAGTGGTCATCATGACCTGCGGGGAGCCAGTTCTTACTGCTGCCGCGAAGAGTGGCCGTGCCGCCCGCGCCCGTGGAGTTGGTTGTGTAGTAGTCCCGCTTCACCCCCCGACGAGTCCCCATCTCGTACACGGTGGTGGCAGCGGTGGTGGTCCCTGTCTTCAACACCCAAACCTGGAGGTTGCCATTAGACAGGTTGTCGGTCACCAGCCCCACCGCCCCCGAACTCCGCACAAGCAGTTTACCCACCCAGGTGCTGTCGAAGGTGGGGCCAGACGCCTCCACTATCACATTCCAGACCACCGAGTCCCAGGTCAGACCGCTCGCCACCTCGTCTCCCGCAACAAACGGCCCACACCAGTCGAGCAGGTTGGTGCCGGGGGTGGGTTCCGTGGTCAGGTTGGTAACCACCTCGAACTCGATCTGCGTTGGAGAGCGGTACTTTGTTACCTTTATCCACTCGCTATAGAAGGAGTCGGGCTTGCTGCCGCCCACCCTCCAGAAACTCCCGTCGTCCTCCGGCACAAACAGCGGGGAGGTGGAAGTGGCCTCCAGGTCTTGAGTGTTCAGCGTGATGGCCACCGTGTTCCCCTCCGTGTGCACTCTTGGGGAGGTGTCCACAAAGGGGGCCACTTGGTACAACCACTCCTCGTTGCCCGAGACCACCCTCCTCTCCAGCACCAGCGGGGGGTGGGCTGGATGTAGGATGAACAGGGTGTTGCTCGACTGGAAATACTGGATGTCTTGTAGTTCGGATAAGAGGTAGAAGGTGTTGTACTTCGTGTTGTCTGCTGGAGAGACCGCCGGGATGGGGCCGTGCGCTTGGTCGTCGGCAAAGGCCAGGTAGGTGTAACCCTCCATCACCTTCAGAGTGGCCAGGGTGTCGTCAGAGGCCACTTTGGTAAGAACGACCATGTACTTGCCGCCCGTTGTGGTCTCGTAGGGAATGGCTATTGCCTCGCCCCCAACGAGATCCGCGTTGGCGGCGTCTGGCTGGTAGTCAGAGAAAGTGACGAAGCGGCTGCCGTAGCGCTTCTGGGCCGCGCCATAGGCTGTTATGAACGCATTGAGCACCGTCTTGGCGCCGCTTTGCACCTGGGGGAGGCTCGCCCTTGGGAGGGCGCGAGGACTCATTTCCCCAGAACTAAAACTCTCCTGGACCTGCCATGCCATTAGTACCTGCTGTCAAGTATTGGAGTGGTCTGGAACATCTGCGGGGTGCCCTCTTGCCCGTCCACCCCCTTGGCGTCCATGAGCGCCTTATTTGCTCTCTCTTGAAGGAGCACAATATCCTGTTGAGACTTGCCGAAGTTGGGGGCGGCATGGGCCGCCAGCGCCACTCCCATTGCCCATTTCGTCATCGGTGATAACAGGTCAATGTTGGCGTTACCCACATCAAACATATATTCCAACATGACAGTCCCCTCGTCAGTAAGAAGACAGCGCTTGAGGAGGCCATCGGCGTTCTCCACCACCTCGATCTCAAAGAGGTCGTGACCGCCCTGTTGGCCGCTGGAGCCGTAGTTATGAGAGTCGGGCTGGAGTTCCTTGCCGTTGATCCTGAAGGCCCGCACATAGTCGTCCGGCAGTGAAAAGGCGTGGCTCCACCTGTTGCCTGTGGGGGAGGAGACAAACTCCACCAGTTTCTTGGTCCTCTTGGCGCCGTTCCAGGCGTGATCCGCTAAGAACATCACGCGGAAACCACCATCCCACACAGCATTCAACAGGTTGGCCTGCGGGCTGCCTTCGCCCGTGGTCTGGACCACCGTCACGCCTAGCACGGTCAATGCCGTGTTCCATACCTCTTCTACGCTCACGAGTTCTCCGTCCGATAGTAACTCCGGTGCCACGGTGCCAGCCCCGTCAATAAGAGCCAACTCATCCAGCAACAACCAATTCAACTGGGCGGGGGCGCTGCCCTTGCCATCTATATTAGCCTCGGCGTCCCATATAGATCCAGAGCCATCCCCGGATGACCCCCCAGACATGGGCACCACGGTTTCTACGATAACAACCGGGCCTGACCCTTCGGCGCCAGCGCCAGCGCCACCATCGCCAGCAGCCCCGATCTCGATGTTTGTCACCACCACTATGTCCGTGCCGCCTGTTATGTGGGCAAGCACCTCCTGCCCCCCCAGCAGGTTTCCGTGGGCAGTTGCCGCGCCCGAGATAGCAGCAGACAGCGGCATGGGCGCGACCGCCCCACCAACGCCAACAACTCCCACTGCCACCCCCACCTCAAGAGGCGGGTGGCCCACCGAAATGGCGGTGTGAACCACTCCGCTTGCGGTGTAGGTGACGGGTCCGCCCGAGAATGTCGTCTTGGTGACCACCGCGGTGTCACTTGCGGTGGCGCTATCTGAGGCTGTGGACGACTTGGTTGCGGCTGGCCGCTCGGCCACCGCCGCGTCGGAGGCTGTGGCGCTGTCGGAGGCTGTGGCGCTCTTGGCTGAGTCTTTGTCCGCCACTGCCGCATCCGAGGCGGTGGCACTGTCCGAAGCCGCTGCGCCCTTGGTAACTGCTGGCCGCTCGGCCAGGGCCGCGTCACTTGCTGTGGCA